TGATAGCTCACCTTTACAAGCCTTAGAATTATTAGCAGCATCATTACATGGTATGCTTACAAATCCATCTACACCATGGTTTACATTAAGATTTAAAAACGATGAGATTGATAGCGAAGAAGAAGCTAAACTTTGGTTAGAAGCTGCAACAGAATCTATGTACACAGCTTTTAATCGTTCTAACTTTCAACAAGAAATATTTGAATTGTACCATGATCTTATTACCTTTGGTACAGCGGCAATGTTTATTGAAGAAGATGCAGATGATATTATAAAATTTTCTACAAGACACATTGATGAAATTTATATTGCTGAAAATGATAAAGGTAAAATAGATACCATCTACAGAAGATTTAAATTATCAGCGAGAGCTATTGTTCAAAAATTTGGCGATAAAGTATCAACAGATATTTTAACAATGGAGAAGAAAGACCCTTATCAAGAAATAGAAATTATACACGCAGTTTATCCAAGAAGTGATTTTGATCCTAAGAAAAAAGATAAAAAGAATATGCCATTTGAATCAGTTTACATGGAATATAAAAATAAAAATGAATTATCGGTATCTGGATTTAAAGAGTTTCCTTTTGTAGTACCTAGATATTTAAAAGCATCACATGAAATTTATGGAAGATCACCTGCAATGACAGCATTGCCAGATGTTAAAATGCTAAATGAAATGTCTAAGACAACGATCAAAGCTGCACAGAAACAAGTAGACCCACCTTTATTAGTTCCTGATGATGGATTTTTATTACCTGTAAGAACTGTACCAGGTGGTTTAAATTTTTATAGATCAGGTACAAGAGATAGAATTGAACCTTTAAACATTGGTGCAAACAATCCTTTAGGATTAAACATGGAAGAGCAAAGACGAGATGCAATTAGAGCTGTGTTCTATGTTAATCAACTTATGATGCAAGATGGTCCACAAATGACAGCGACAGAAGTTATTCAAAGAAACGAAGAGAAAATGAGATTGCTTGGTCCAGTATTAGGAAGATTACAATCTGAATTATTAAAACCTTTAATTGATAGAGTATTTAATATTCTATTAAGAAACAATCAATTACCTCAAGCACCTGAATTTTTATCAGGTCAAGATATAGAAATTGAATATGTTTCACCATTAGCTAAAGCACAGAAATCCACAGAACTTCAATCTATTATGAGAGCTATTGAAATACTTGGAAGCATGGCTAATGTAGCTCCTGTATTTGATTATATTAATTTTGATAATCTAGTTAAACATCTAGCAGAGATAGTTGGTGTGCCACAAAAATTATTAAAATCACAAAGTCAAGTAAACGCAGAAAGAGAACAAGCACAACAACAACAACAGGAGCAAATGCAAATGCAACAATTACAACAGGCAGCAAAAGCAGGAGGAGATATAGCTCCACTAGCTAAAGCCTTACCTGAAGAAGCCAAAGCTGTTGCAAATGCTGAAGTAGAATAATGGGTCAAGCAAAAGATAAAGAAAAACATTTTGAAAGGTATGTTCAAGATTTAAAAAAGAACTACCAATACATATTCGGAACAGACGAAGGTAAACAAGTTATGTCTGATTTAGAAAAGAGATGCCACCATCATACGACTACCAATGTTAAAGGAGATAGTCATGAGAGTGCATATATGGAAGGACAACGCAGCATCCTTCTATTTATAAAAGCAATGCTGCAAAATGAAAATGAAAAAGGAAAATAAAAATGTCAGAACAAACGCAGATAACGGAGCAACCTGCTTCGCCTGTAGAAACGACAACAGCGACTACAGAAACTAAAACAGAAAAACCAGTAGAAGCAGCAATCACACCTTCTACAGAACAACAACCACAACCGACTAAATCTTGGAAAGAAGCTATATCCGAAGAATTTAGAAACGATCCAAACATAGAAAAGTTTACAGAGATAGATGCACTTGCAAAGTCATATATTAATGCAACTAAAATGATTGGACAGGATAAGGTTGCTGTTCCTAATAAAAACTCAACAGAAGATCAATGGAATGAAGTGTATGAAAAATTAGGTAGACCTGAGTCTCCTGATAAGTATGCACTTAATATTAAATCAGATGTTGTGCCTATTGAAGATACTGCAGTTAAACAATTTGCAGAGAACGCACATAAGTTAGGTTTGAATAATAAACAAGCTCAAGGTGTTTTAGAGTTCTATAAAAATAGTATGGAAGGTCAAGCACAACAAGCTAAAATTGATACTGAAACTGCACAAGCTCAGTCTGAACAACAGTTAAGACAAGAGTGGGGTAGAGACTTTGAATCTAATGTTAAGAAAGCTGGAGCATTAGCTAAAGCTAATATAAATCCAGAAATATTAGATATGCAACTTAAAAATGGTATGAGACTTGGAGATCATCCTGAACTTATTAAAGGCTTTGCTAAGATTGCAGGTATGATGTCTGAAGATAAAATTGTTACTACAGAAAGCGAAAATGTAAACAAAACTTCAGATATTGAATCAGAAATAGCTACAATTATTAATAATCGTGAAGGTCCTTATTGGAATAGACAACACCCTGAACATGATAAAATGGTACAGCAAGTTTATACTTTAAGAGAAATGTTAAATAGCAAATAGTTTTAACCCCTTGTATTTTTTATTAAATTAATGTAAGGGGTTATTATTAGGACAATTCGTAAGAACCCTAATGACAACAGGAAAGACTGTGTTCTAACAGAACTAAAATGCAAGAGATGCCTACCTATTGGTGGAGAACCTTTCTGTTTAAATTAATACTAACAATAAAATGGAGAGACAATTATGTCATCACAAATAACTACAGCTTTTGTACAGCAGTATTCTGCAAATGTACAAATGCTATCTCAACAAATGGGATCGTTATTAAGAGACAAAGTCAGAGTTGAAAGTGTTGTAGGAAAAAATGCTTTCTTAGATCAAGTTGGCTCAGTAACTGCAGTTGAAAAAACTAGCAGACATTCAGACACTCCACAAATAGATACACCTCACGCAAGAAGAAGATTATCTATGAGTGATTATGAATTTGCTGATCTAATAGATCAACAAGACAAAGTAAGACTCTTAATTGACCCGACTTCATCTTATGCTCAAGCCGCTGCTATGGCAATGGGAAGAGCTATGGATGATGTAATAATATCAGCTGCATTAGGTACTGCGTACACTGGTGAAACTGGAGGAACTAGCACATCAAATGCGAATACAATCGCACATGGTTCTGGTGGTTTAACAATTGCTAAATTAAGAACTGCTAAGCAGACTCTTGATCTAGGCGATGTTGATCCTTCAATCCCTAGACACATCATCGTTGGTCCTAAGCAGATAACTGATCTTTTAGGAACAACTGAGGTAACAAGTTCAGACTTCAACACAGTCAAAGCATTGGCTAATGGTGAAGTAAACTCGTTCCTTGGTTTTAACTTCATTGTATCAAACAGACTATCTTTATCTAGCACAACTAGATCATGTATAGCTTTTGCACAAGACGGAATTGCTTTAGGTATTGGTAAAGACATCAATGCTAGAATAGACGAAAGAAGCGACAAGTCTTATGCTACTCAAGTGTACTACTGCATGAGCATTGGTGCTACTAGAATGGAAGAAGCTAAAGTTGTTGAAGTACAATGTACAGAATCGTAATAGGAGGACATAAATTATGACAACTAAAAATACAGATTTAGTAGCTAATTTTGAAGCCACTCCACCAGTTCTTAATAACGCAGCTGAATTAGCTGGTGTTGTTAGAACTGCACATGGATCGGTAGAACTTGCTGCTGGAGATAGTACAGATAATGACATTGTTATGTTAGCACCTATTCCTTCTAATGCTGCTGTGCCACAACTTTTTGTTGGTTCAGACACATTCGGTGGTTCGTGTACATTCAATGTTGGTATTTACCAAACTGATGGAACAGTAAAAGACGAAGACGTTTTTGCTAGTTCAGTAGCTGATGCTGCTGGAATGACAGATGTTCGTTTTGAAGCTGCTGACCTAAACACTGGTTCTCAAAAACTTTGGGAATTAGCTGGTGAT